CAATATATTTATTATAATTCATTAGAACAATCCTGGAAAATATAGTGGTGTAAAGTTAAAGTTAGGAAACGGCTCACGACTAAAACTAATCATCTCTAACTGTAGCTGTATGCTTTCAGCATTATAAGTAGCATTAGTAATATAAAATTTTGGAAAACTAGCTTCTATGTAATTAGGGTCACTAGCTAGTATTAACTGTATATTTACTTCTGCTGGTTTTGTTAAGTGTTGTCTAATTAAATAAATTGCTTCTTGTGTAACATAATTAAATACAATTGAGCAATTTCCTACCCCAGTTTCTTGCTCTGTAGGTAGGGTAATTTGCATTGGCAAAAATACATATCTATTGCTATTACTAATAACACCATATATTACTTCACTGTCAGTAGTATCGCCTGTAATAGTGTTTGTTGTTGCTGTAGCTCCAGTAAGTCGTTGAGTAAATCCATCTGCTAAACGTATCGGATTTGCCAGATCTTCTGGGTCTGTAATGGTTACAAGCATAATTAATTGTTCATCTGTTTCAGATGAAAACATGGCGCGAATAGCGTCAGCAGATAATGTACTTAGTCTACTCATGGTAGTATTTCAAATTGTAAGTTAGTTTGCCAGTATCCTGGCGCACGATATTGAAGCGTAAAAAATTGACCATCACCTTGTGGCACAATTCTACACTCAACGCTAGCACCAGTTCTAGGATGAGTAAAATTGAATCGCTTTACGCCTAGCAAGTCGGTGTTTACAAAAGTTTCTAGTGTTTGCGTTTGACTAGTAGTCATTATAAAACTTAAGTTTAGCATACTAGGTCTGCGGCCACGCAGTCGTTGCTTGGCCGGTCCCGCATCCATAGGTGAACGAACGATATTTATACCAATAGTTTCTTGAAAGTCTTTTTGCGGACTTTGTGGCAATGTATTAGGCCAAGATATTACTGCCATGTTATCTCCTTGCTACCATTGGTCTAGTACCAAAATTAATTGTTAGTGATTGCTGTACAGCGCTATTTGGTCTAGATATTTCACCAGCTACCATCTCTCCAACGATTACCTCAATGCGACGGTTACCACGACTGTCGGTAGTTTCACGAGTTTCTGCACTAGCATTGCTGTAGTTATTTACAACAACCTCAACATTACCTTGGCCAGTATTACGCATAGGATACACAGTTGCCGGACCTGTTACGATTTCGGGTCCTGCTTCTCCTACAACACCATAACTGCCCTTTGGTATATTGCCGCCATCAGCAAAAAATCCGCCAAAGTCTAAATTGCCAAAAAGATTTCCTGTGCCAAACCCACCGCCGGCAAAACTCTTAAATAAACCTCCAAGTAAACTTCCACCAGCCTGCAGTGCCGTTCGTTGTACTATACTAGCTAAGCCCTGAAAGCCGCCTTCAAAACCAGTAATCATGCTAGTAGTAAGAGCTTGACTATCTATAGTAAAACTACGTTTAAGATTTTCACTAACTCTTTCTATTGAAGGAGTTACTTCAGCCTCCCAGCGCTCGCCAAATTTTAATCCGCCCTCAAATAGTTTACTACTACTTTGTACAGTTACTCGTCCATCTTCTGCAGTACCTTGCATCGCACCTTTAGGCTGTAAGAAAGGTCCCTCAGCTCCGCTAACTATATAAGGTATGCGATTAGCAGCTAATAGCTCACTAGTATTTGATGTTGGTAAATCTGCCTCAAACTGCCTGCCAGTATAAAAATCTGGACTACTTCTGTCAAATATAGGTGCAGGCTTTCCTGGCTGTCTACCTAAGCCAGTATAGCTTGATATGCCTGGTCCAACTATTGTAACATATAGCGGATCAGTCTCTGTACCTCTAGGTTGCAGCATAGTTTCTTTAGTTTGAGCTGCGCTAGCTAAACCAAATCTACTTAGTAGTGTTTTGGATAGCCCCATACCACCACCTAAACTAGCTAACGTTGCTTGCATAGCATTTTTAACTTCAAAACGCAATAAATCTTCTAAAAAGCTATTTACTAAACTTTTGAAACTAATTTTACCTGTTTTGGTAAATTCTACTATGGCATCTGTCATTTTATCAAAACTACGAACAAATGCTTCTGCATAGGCTTCTTCGCGTATTGAGAACTGATTTTGCGCTTCTAATAGTTCTTTTTGTCCTTGAGCGGTAGCTTTATACTGTTCTTCTAGTGTTTGTAATTTGTTTAATTCTGCTAGATAACCTTCCATTGCTTTTATTTCTTGTGGCATGGGTAATGCTGATTCATCACCTATACCAGCATTTTTTATCGCTTCTCTAGCGGCTTGTGCTCTATTTTCCTGTAAATCAAATAATTTATTTGCTAATTCCTGTTCGATCCTTTGTTCTTGTATACGCTTACGCTGACTTCTAACTTGTTCGTCAGTTAGTAATCTAAATTTATCTGCTTGACCTAATAATTCTTCTTCTAGCCTTAATCTATTATCAAGTCTTATTGTTTCTAAATTACGTAATTCGCGTTGTACTGCTAGTTCTTTATCTAGTTTTTGATATTTTAAATCTAATATTGATATATAATCTTGATTGCCTTGATTTATTTGTCGGATATTTTCATTTTGATCAAATAATGCTAAATTAATTTGTGATTCTAATCTGGCTCTGCTTTCTAATTCGGCTGCGGCTGCTCGTGCTTCTGCTGTATCTTTTGGTGAAGCTTTAGCTACCAACTCTTTGCCTGCTCTAATAGCAATATCTATTTGTTTCTGTCCTTCTTCTGCTAGTTTTTTGCGCTGTAGCTGCGCTAGTTGTAACAACATAGCGGATTTTATACCTATAGTATACTCAGTATCACTAATTACAGAATTAATACTATTTTCTATACCTTTTATAAAAGTCGTTAATACCTTTACTTTGTCATCCGAAGCTAAAGCTATTTGGGCCAGGGACGTATTAAAATCTTCTGTAGACTCTTTAATAGCTTTTTGCTGTGATGCTAAGGCCAATTTTTGTCTGCGCTCAATTAGTGCGTATAGTGCAGAATTATATGTTGCAGCGGATCTAAGCTCTGCTAAACTTCCTTGCGAAAATAGTTCTTCTGCTCTGCCTGCTTCTCCAATCCTGCTAGCTAATTTTACTGCACGCGGAACATTTTCTGCAGTTTTGGGAAGATTTTTTAGTTCTTCAATATCAGCCAATCTTTGAATTTGAATACGTAATAAATCTTGGGATGCACTAAGCTGTTCTTGACTGTTTATTAATTTAAAGTCAAGATTTATTTGCTCTTTTGCCAGTGTATTGCTTAGCTGAATACCTGCTTCGGTACTAATAGGAAATTTACTTAATATGTATTTTTGCTGCTCTACTACTGTTTGTCGTAATTTTATCTGAAAAGTATCTAAGCTTCTGGCAATGGTGGCTCCAACGCTTCTTTCTATTAGTACTTGTGTTTCATCGGCTATTTGTTTTGTTTGTTGCTTGATCTCTTCTGCAGCTTTTTTAGCCGTACTTATAACATTTTCAACACGTATTATTTTATCTTGTAATTGTGGATCTACAGTAATCAAACCATCTTCTGGAGATATTGATTGTGTATTTACTATAAGTTTATTTAATTGATCTAGTCTTTTTTGTGCATCACTAGCAATACTGGTTAGTTCCTTGTATCTAGGTGCAACCTCTTTGTATGCATTCACTTGTTTAGCTATTTCTAGCGCTACGCTAGGATCAAAAATAGCTAAATCTATTTGAGATAGTTTATCCAGCGCTCCTAATTGAGCGTTAAAATCTACCTCTTTTAATCCTTTTGATAATTCATCAGCATATTTTATACTAGCACCAAAGAATTGAGCTACTGGACTGCTGTCTTTTAGGCTAGTATTAAATGTTTGCATGGCTTTAGTAGCGTTTTCTCCACTTGCTGCTAAACCCTTAAGATATACTGTGCTTTCTTTAAACTTTTCATTGACGCTTTCTTGATCAATTCCAAGTTGTTTTATAACTTTAGCATATGTTTCTGTATCCAATCCTTGAAGAAGATTGCCAAAGGTTTCTATACTGGCTACCTCTGTATCATCAAGTTTTAAAGTTTTAAAGAACTTTTTCTGAAGCTCTTCTCGCATTGGACCTTCTGGCACACTGTTTATAGCAGCCATTAAACTTTTACTAATACTCTTTGAAGTTGATTCTTGTAAACTATCTATAAGGGGCGTTACATTCTTTATTTTATCAAAAATAAAATCCCAGTATCCTGAAGCTTTATCGGCCTCTATAAATCCTTTAGCTACATTTTTTAATGATTGGGTTAAACCATCTAAACTATTGCTAAATGCTATAGTAGCGTCACTACTAATACTGTTTTGATATTTGTCAATTGTATCTTTTGCTGTTTGTATAGTATCATCAAGAATACCCATGCTTTTATTTAGTATTTCTACTTCTTTAGTATTTTTACTAAATACACTGTCTAATACTTCAAATACTGCAATACCTATGGCTATATAGCCAAAAAATTTACTAAAAGCACTGGCAGCAATCTCTACTCCACGAGCAATAGCAGCAAATGTGCCTAATATTATCGTTTTAAATTTGCCTAGTCTACTAATATCCTTACTAGCTGTAGTTTCTTTATACAGCTCTTGTACGGCTCCACTAACGCCCATAGTATCAACATTTTCGGATACTCGGCTACGTATGTCTAGTTCTGCATATCGTTGACGTGCAGCTCTAGTCATTTGCTCACGCTGCCATAGAGCACTAGCAAACTTAGATTCTTTGCCCATTTCTTCAATGGTTTTTTCGTGTGCAGTATTTAACTGATTACGAATATTTTTAATTTCTGTATCAACTCGTAATAATTCTTTAGCTGCAGCAACTTGATCTTGTCTGTGCTTTATATTACTAGTTTCGTATCTTTCAATATCTTTGCTTAATTTTATACGATCTCGGTCGCTTAATTCAGCTGCAGTTGTTATTTGTTTAAAACTACTGCTTTCTGTAGTACGCTTGTCTTTGACTGACTTAGTAAGCGTTTGTTGTGCTGCCTTCAATTGTTTTTCTAGTTCAGGTATACCGGCTGCTGCGGCTGCTTTACTATAAAATACGCCTTGAAAAGCTTCATTAACGTCGCGCATACGATCTTTAGCAACTTTAGCAGCCTCTTTTAGTCCATTTTGCCAACTAGATAGAGCAGGTAGCGCTTGTTGTGTAATTTTTAAACCTGCTAAAGCAATTGCGGCCCCTATTAGCCCAGTATTATCAGCTAGTACTTTAGCTATAGGAGTAATTACACTATTTATAGTGCTAAGTATACCTTGAGCAACATCTTTTAATTTTGCTAATAGTTGATCGTATGGGTTTCCGCTTTGAGCAATGGCTCCAAACTTTTGTCGGCCTTCTTCTAGTACAGCATTAGCAAATGCCTGACGACGCTCAAAATCAGTTAGTTGAGACTCAATTTTGCCAACTTTGCGTGCATAATCCTCAGCAGCTTTACCAGTTTTAGTAAACAAACCCAGTTCATCTAATAGTTCTGGCTCTAATTTAGTAATACCGCGAGTAAGTCTACTAACAGCATCTGCTGTATCTAATCCTAGGGCATCTGCAGCATTTTTTGCTACTTTACCCAATTCCAAAAATTGCTGTGAGGTTAAACCACTACTAATTGCTTTAGTAGTAGCCTGCATTGATTCGCGTAAACTAAGTGCACCACCAGTTACATCTGTAAATTGCTTTGATAAGCTGCCAAATGCAACTCCACTAGTAGCGCTAAGCTGTTCTAGTCCTTTTATTAATATGTCCGTTTGCATTGCATTACGCAAGGCATTAAAAGCTGCTGTAACGGCAAATATATTGGCAGCATATGTAGCATATAGGCGTACTAAACCGCCAAGCCCGCGTGCCTGATCAGCAAAATCACGGGCACTAGCTCCGCCGCCACCTGCAGCTCCACGAGCACGATTATACTCACTAACTTCTCCACCAGCAACACCACCATAACTAGCACGCATAGCTTTGTTGCCGGATTTGGTGCCTGTCATTAATTGCTGAGTTTTTTCTAATTCATTATTAAGATGTTTGGCATCATTAGTACGTTGTTTAATAGTACTTGTTTGATCTTGAACACTTAAATTAATTTCTATTCTGTTACCTGCCATATTTGCTCCAGCATTAATAACAACATTTATACAAGATTACACCAAGTATAACACAAAGGTAAATAAATGTCAATAGCAAAAATTTTTTAGCAATAAAAAAGCCCACTAACTACTGCTAGCAGGCTTTTTTTGTTCGCGATTTTTAGCTATTTGTTGGCTTCGTATGTTATCAATTATTTTAATAAGCATTACTATTAATTTATGATCACTAGGCTCTATTTCTGTATATTGTAGTATTTCTGTTAATCCAATATAGCTTTTGCCTAAATATGCTCCGCTGAATCCTTCCCATTCATCACGTAGCATACGATAAACTAACATAGCTTGCTGCACTTCTAGTGGCATATCATCTAGTTCAATAGGTATTTCACTATCAACTGGTTCTGATCCCATCATAGAACACATTTCAAAATACGTTTCTTTTGTAACGCCACCAACCGTTAAATTCTGAAAGTAATTATTTAATTGAGCTTCAACTATTAGTAGCTGCTCTTGGAAAAGTTTCCCAAGTCACTAACTTGCTCACTAATAAAACTATCAAAATCACTAGAATTCTTCATTAAATAAAGAGCATTTTCACTAGTATAATTTAGTTCGTCTTCTGGATCTAATTTACTTACGTCTACAGGTGCTAATTGCTCTAAATAGCGAATTTTTAAACCGGTCCAACCTTTTACAGCTTGTTCTACGTATAGTTGTAGAAATAACTCATCGTTTAATTCTTCTTGAGGTTGACGATTTTTAAACGTTGTTTTAGTAGCTTTTTTTCGTATACTTATAATAGTTTCACGACTAAGAAAGCTTAAACTGATTTTAAATCCTGGTAATCCGGGATACTCTACCTCAACAGTTTTTGAGGGCACTAATAATGATTTTAAACTAAGATCTGCCATTTGCTTATAAGGTTAGTGAGGCTGGAAACATTTCCAGCCTCGGTTAATAAAACTTAGGATGCGTAATACTTGATATTAAGTTCGTTAGCTTTAGCAATATCAAAACTGCCTGCTGTAGTACCTGCTGCCGTAAAGTTTATAGTTGTTGAAACCACTTGTTCGGTAGCAATTGTAGGAATTTGCAGTACGCCTGCTGGTAGATCAAATTCTACAAATGTACCAGTAGTTCCACCTACTTTAACGTTAATATTGTAGGCTGGTGCTACATCAGTATCTTTACTAGCAAGTAATGCTTGCATTAAGCTACCAGTTCCTGTGCCTGTGCGTAAATAGGCTGTTAAACTACCACTTACTGCACGCGTACCGGTAAAATATGTAGCAGGCTGATTAACTGTACCAATAATAGCTGGTGTTAGATAACTAACATTGTTGCTAATGGTTAGGTTGCCGCCTGTTAGTGGTA